GCAGAACCTAATCCTTTAGAGATAACTCTTAAGCCAGCGCCTTCTAATTTAGTAATTGCATATGCTTCTTCACCAATAATTGTTGAGATGTGTACACTTGAAGTGTGTGTTACACCACCGTCAACTGTTGAGTGTGAGAATATTGGAGCGTTTAATACTTCTTCAAAACGGATTCCAAATAAGTCTACTATCATACCATCAGTAAACATTGCATTTGTTCTACCAAAGTTCATAAAGTTTTGAACTTTAGTGTCTTCAAATAATTGAGCCATAACATCTGGTGATACTAATGCTACATATTTTCCACCAGCTTTTCTGTTTCCACCAATGAAAGCTTTTTTCATTGCTAATACGATTTTACGGAAATCGTCAATTGCAGGGTTTTCGTTAGCTGCACTTAATTGAACAAGTGCGTCTAAGCTAGCAGCTCCACCTGCAAAGTATGCTGAACCTTCAGCAATCAATACATCACGAACGATTTCATCTAATGATTCTTTCGCTTGGAAACCTAATTCCACTGTGTATTCTTGCTTAATTTTGTCTAATTGTTGTAATTCTACAATGTCAGTGAAGTACATTACATTACCGTATTGTGCAATAACTGCTGTAATGCTTTCTCCTGATACTGTTTGTCCTGAAGGAGTTTCTCCTTCTACTAGAGCTCTCTTAGTAACATCTAGTTTGTTGAATCTTCTCCAGTTAATTGTGTCACCAAAGTTCTTTGGTAACGATTTTTCGATTGCGTATTTTGAGTAATGGAACTCTAATTGACGCAACATTTTGAGCAACAGTCTGTCGTAATATGCGTCTGGTTTAATTACATAAGAACCAGATTGGTTTGCACCACCATATTGTACAGCTGAAGCTGGGCTTCCACCTAATACTGCCATTTTATATTCTCCTTATAGTTTTTTATTTTATAAGGCGTTGCTCTCTAAGTATGTTTTCAATTTCATTATCCCAGTTGTCAGACTCTTCTGTGGGTCTACCACGAGTGCCTGTTCTACCGGCTGCTGTTTTTGAACGCTTCTTAGATGTTTTAAGCTGTTGTTGTCTGCCTCGCTCAAGGGCACTATCGTAATTTGTCGCCTTATACACAAATTCTAATAGGTCTGGGTTTTCGGTTATATCGATACCCATTTCGTTAGCTTGTGCAAACATATCATCTACATCATCTTCGGAAAGTTCGTATTTATCAACAAGTGCTTGAGTTCTTACATTAAATATCTCTTTACGATTTTGTAATTCTAACTCTTGAACTTTTTGTTCAAGCTCTTGCTGTCTGGCAAACTGTGCAGGGGTAATACCCTGAGATTTTGCGCGCTTTCTTGCCGCTTCGTTTCTCCAATTGTTGATGAGCTGTTCTTTGCTCAAACCATATTCAGCTGCAATCTCCTCTAAAAATTTATCGGTTTCTGCATACTGGTCGCGCTCTTCGCGTAATCGCTTAAACGCTTCATTTCTGCGGTGAAGTTCTTCGTCTACTTCTTCATCTTCTTCCGCTTCTTCCTCGACTTCTTCGTCCTCTTCTTCTTCCTCGTCATCAAGCTCTTCGTCTATTTCTTGCTCGGCCTCTTCTTCCACCGGCTCTTCTTCGACCTGTTCTACAGGACTGTCTTCTGACTCTGCTTCAGAAGCAAACTCTTTGTCGAGTTCATCGACTATACTATCGATGTTAAAACCTTGTTTTTCTTGCATTTTCTCTCTCCTCCGTCTTGAGATTCTTTTGGGCGACGATGCCAAAAGGTTGAAAAGGCGCTATACACTAACATTATCCAGCTTGGACGCTGAACCCTCTCATACTTTTTATTACAAGTTCTGCCCTTTTTTACAACTAACTACTGTGGTGTTCCTTCTTGTCGTCTCTGAACATTGCCTAATCCGTCTTCTTGACCTTCAGCTTGTTCAGGATTCATAGTCTGGAAAACCATCTCCGCAATCATTTGAGGGTCATACCCCGCCTGCATTGCTTGCATTACCTGTTGTGTAATCTGTGATGCTTTTTCAATAGATTTATCTTGTCTATCTTTTTCGATACGAGCAAGAATGACATCTCTATTATCTGGGTTAAACGCTTTGACAATATCTTCTGGTCGAACTAACTCAATACCAGGTGCGTATTGTAGTTGCCACTCAGACAACATACGCATTGTTTCGCGTTTTGTTTCTTCGTTGTTTTGCATTTTAGCTTGTATATCTATGTTGAAGTCCCACGCGAGGTCAACGAACTCCTCTGCTCTAAATGGAACATACTCATACTCAAAGTCATTGTTTGGATTTGGGTCACGCATACGCATCAATCTATCATCAGTGTAATATTGTATTGCGTTTTGTAACAACGCATAACTTACTTTTTCTATAAAGTGTTCAAACAATACCATCTCGTCTTGGAAGACAACAAGTGAACGCTGTATCATTGAGTTGACACCACCACTTGTTTGGATACTACCTGAACTCGCTCCTGTGTTAAAGTCAGTCATACCTGTAAAATCATCAATCTCTTTTTTGAGATATTCCATATAATTCATCAGTGTCATCGGTATATCAGCTACATCGACATTACGGATAACATTTGCTAGGTCTGGATACTTGGATAAGAACACAAGTCCGAACGCATTACCATACTTACTTATAATTCTTGGGTCAATACCACTACCTTCATACACAATCTTCTGTGGATTCTGGTACAATGTTGCTAATGTACCTATGATTGATTGTATTTTGTTTAACATTTTGACATTTGGTAGTATCAATTGTGCATCACTGATACCCCAGAAGTCTTGACGCTGTTCATATTGTCTTAACATAATAAATGGAAAGACATTTGGTTGTATTTCTTCGATTTCTTTAATCATTACACCATCTGCAATGTATTTTACACAAATTGTGTAACCAACGCCGTCTTCATTTGGTTTTTTCTCATAATATGTAATTAAATCTACCACATCTTCTTGATATGAGCTATAATCTCTGTTGTTATAAATTTCACCACGGTCTTCTTGTCCCATTATGGCGTTGCCTGCAAAGCTTCTTCGTTCTTCAAACTCCTTTTTCTTTTCTTTGTCGATTGAAGGGTCCATCATTATGTGTTCTTTAGTCGTACGGACAAAAGTTCCGCAGTATAAAGCTTCTTCGAGTGTAAATGCCTTCGGGTCAACAAAGAATGTAGAGGGTTCGATTTCTTGAACTAATATTTCACCTTGGTATAGGTGCCCTCTTGTACCGCCAATGTAGTTTTCATCCCATCCGACATACAAAATGCCAGTCCCTAACAATCTGGAAGTACGAATAACCTTTGCAATGTGCTTTTTCATATTAAGTTTATCAAATAACTGTTCATAAAAGCGTTGCAACATCCATATTTGTGGTTCATTCTCTGGTGCTAACGGTATCAACTCGCCGAGATAGTCGTCGAGCATCAAGTTACCTGTCTTAAACTTCTTAACTTTGTTTACATAGTTACTTTGTGGTTTTGGTATCCAGCTTGGCATACCGCCTTTGATGGTCCACTCTTCGCCACGGTCAAATGAGTCAAGTTCTTTCCATAAGTTGTCTTTCTTATTGCGTCTATATTGTATTGCCTCACTAGCTCTCTGCCATATGTCATTTATATTATCTTTGTATGCCATCAATATCACCTCCGCGCGTGCTTTCTGGTTCTTTCATTGCTTCGCGCTGTCCACCAAGAGCTGTAATATATTTATATATTTTACTTTGCTTCAAAACTTCAGGTTTATTGTTTATAATTGCGTCTGCAACCAACTGAACCTCTTTCATTATCTCTGCTCCTTTACCTTCGTTNTCAGGCAAGTCATAATAACCCATTTTTTGCAGAGATGCTTGAATTTTTGCAACTATTGCGCCTTCTTTTATCTTACCTTGTTGTTCTGGTCCTGTTGCTTTTGACAAATCTAGCCCTGAACCTCTGTTCATTGTGTCTTGTTGTGGCATAGGACCAGGCATTGGACCAGGCATAGGCCCTGGCATCGGTCCTTGTGTTGGTTGTGGTGCTGATTTACCCTTCATTCCTTGCATTTTGCTAAAATAATCTTGCATTTTGTAGCCTCCTACTTGCTAATCTTCCTTGGAAGTCCAAATTCAGGTGCCATTCCTGGTGGAAATAGCTCTCCTGGCTTGTAATTTGCCGGTTCTTCCATTGGTTTGTTCATTGTTTCTATCATTTCTTCCAATTGTTTTATTTTTGCTTCGTAATCTTCTCTTTTAGAAACNTTAAGATAGATTTTAAAACGAGCAGCAACGAGCCCGCCAAGAAGAAAACCNAATAAAAATATAAAACAAAAAGAAAGCCAATAAAAAAGTTGTTCATACATATTATGCCTCCTCTAAAATGCTATAGATTTCATCCATAACATCCATATCATTTGTTATCACATCGATATTATCTATATCTACCAGTGACATTACCCCTAGTATCGACTTTGCGTCGACTTGTATAAAGCCTCGTTTGAGGTATACCGCTTGTTTCGTCTTCTGTGCAGCTAATAAAATACTAACTGCTAGGTCTCCATTCATTGTTTTCATACTTTCCCCTTATTTTTTGTACGCAGTTTTTGCTGATTCGTAGAAATCTTTTTTNGTTGGTGCGCCTTTGCTTCCTACTTTTCTAGGTTTCTCGCCTCTTTTTTTCTTTTGGTTTATATTATAGTATAAACCTTTCTTAGCCATACGACCGTCTTTTGTTTTATGATAACCTTTTTTCATTACCACTTCACCTTGTCAGCCCAGTATGCTGCTGACATTTTTCCTTTCGCAATATTTTTACCGTGTCTTGCCTTGAAAGACTTTCTTCTTGCTTTGGACTTCTTGTCCATCTTTTTACCTGCGGTGCTTACACCTTGTTGTCCAAACCTGATGGTTTTGACTTGTTCTCCACTTTTAGCCACAACAATATGTGACTTCTTTGGGTGGCCAGGTGTACGCTTTGGTTTATTATAACCGGATACGCCTGCCGCTTTTAATCTACTGTCCGCCATTATTGACCTCCTTCGTCCATTGGTCGTCTATCATTTGTAGTCTCTCTTTTCTTAACTTGGCTCTAAACTTCTTACGCTTCACTTCACTCTCTGCTTCTACCTTCTTCGCCATCTCGAGTATCATATCAATCTCTTCTGATGTCAAGTATACAGATAGTTGGTTTTGTAGTTGTAGTTTTCTAAATGCTTCTTTGACATCTAGGTATGCTTGTTTGAACCAACCGCGTAACCATCTAATAAATAAAGCTAATAAGATTGTTACTAACCATCCTGGTGTGAGAGCGCCTAGTCCCCACCAAAATGCTGTCCATCCTAGTGCAAAGGATTGGAACGCTGGGTCATCGATAAATGCAACGGCATACATTGGGAAGTTAAATATCAGTAATGCAAGTAGTGCATCGATACCATACTTCTTAAGAAAATCTATTGCCCATTTAAACCCAGTCCATTTCGCGAGCATCGCGAAAAATTTTTTCATCTTCTCTTTCATTAAAAATCTGTGTACCACCCATCTGGTACTTCCTCCGTTTCATCTTGTAGTGCCTTTGGCCATTGGAATCCACGCTTGCTATTCCAATTCGCGTTGCTGTTCCCTTCATACACCGCAGCTACCATATTGTCTGGGTCATCTGGTAGTTCCATAATCATATATCTTAGTGCATCCATTGCGTGGTTGTTTGCATCGATTGGTTTCTCGCCACGGTTCTTTGTTTGGTCGATACTGTTCTCTCTATATTTATATGCGCGTGCTTCTNTAATCGTGTTGACACAGTTCGACATTATCTTGAGCTTGTGTAAACTAAAGTAGGTATACACTTTCATAATGCCTGGCTCAAGCTGGTTGTTACCTTTCTTAAACCATAACCCATACTCGGCGTAGTGGTTAAAATAACTTCGCATTGTGGTTCCGCCACGCTTGTCACCAGCAGGGTCTGCAATGACTTGTCCGTACATCAGTCCCGGAGGGACGCGAGATAGTATGGCTTTCATTTTTGTGCTGTGGTAACTTACGGGTTTCTCTGACTCGTAGTGTTCATCGTAGATGTATAGGATGCCGTCTTCTGGGTCAATCGCGCCAGCCAACATTACCGTTGGGTCACGCAATCCAAAGTCGACTGCAAACATTCGTTTCCAATTGGCTGGTATGACAAACGGGTCGACAATGTTATCACCTATTTGTGGGTACACCATACCCTCTGAATA